TTTTGACATTAACAAATCGCCTGAATTTAAGAAGCAACAAAAGCTATTGGAAAAAATGTCCACAGAGCTTGAAGGGGAAAAAACAAAAAATCTTAAAGCACAAAAAGAAAAAGAAAATAATCTCATAACACGCACGTTACAGGGTGCGTTTAAAAACGACAAGGGCGAATATTCACATTACGGAGCAGAAAGCAGGGTTGAAAATCTTGTATTAACAAATAAATTGATTGTTGATCCTGAAATTTCAAACCCTACTGCCGACAATGTTCTTTGGAACAATCCGGCAGATAAGGATTTGCCAATAGATTTTAAAGAGGGATTTGCTAAATTTATTGAGGCTCCGGAAGTAAAAAGAGATTTGAAGAACAATCAAGAGGGCGGCGGCGGTTCAGGCGGCTCTGGTAAAACCGGAGATGGAAAAGAAACTGATGCCGAACGCATAAAACACATTAACGCTAACGCAAAATTTAATTTCAGGAAGTAGATTTAAACTAAATTTACCTTCTGAAATTATCACTTTTTTAAAATTGGAAGGTAAATTATGCCTAATACATTATTGACACCTACATTAATGGCGCCCGATGCTGGTCTGATTCTCAAAGACAAGCTCGTTGTAGCCAACCTTGTTAACCGCAGCGCAGAGAAAAAATTTGTTACAAAAAAAGGTGATACTGTAAACGTATACGTGCCGGTTGCCGGTGCGGCAGAAGAATTCAGTTTGACCACAAATGCGGTTGATGTAACTGAAACCGCAGTCGAAGTTGTAATGCAGAAGCATTTCGATTACCGGATAGATTTGACCAGTGATCAGTTGTCGATGGAAATGGATGATTTCAACACCCGCATTCAAATACCCGCGATTACAGCATTAATAAAACTGGTTGAGCCTTATTTACTGGGTAAAGTTGTCGGTGGATTTTCCCGCAATATGTCCGGCACAGCAGGCACAGACCCTACAACTCATGCCCATATCATAGCGGCCGAAAAGACTATTTTCGATAATTACGGCGACACCTCACAGCTCGTTTCCGTTTTGGGTTCAACTCCGTGGGCCTCATTTAAAGCTCTCAATATTATGAACAGTCTCGATTTCCGGGAAGATGGTCCGAGCGCTCTGAAAACAATGGAATTGGGACAGACTAATAATATCAGCTTTTTCCGTTCAGTTCATTCCGGCACTTTTGATTTCGGCGATTGGGATGACAGCTCGACGACTGCAACGACTTTAACGACCTCGACTTCTGTAACAATTGCGAGTCTTGCAGAAGCAACAGGGACAATCCCTGAAGGTGTAAGATTTGCGATTGCAGGCGTTACAGGAACTTTTACAGTAACAAAAGACGCAACAATCGCTTCAAATGCGGCAACGGTTGTAGTTGATTCTACACCTGATGCGGCAGTATCCACAGCGGCTTGTACTTCGGCAACTGCACACACTGAAAATGTTGTGTATGATCCTAATGCAGTGGCGGCAGCTATACTTCCCGGAGCGCCCGGCCCGAATGCGGCGATTGCTTCGATCGATGGAATGGGTCTGCGTATTATACAGAGCAACATAAGCACCTCGACACTTGCACAGTCATGGGTATGGGATTTATACGTTGGCTGCAAAGTTGTACAGTCTGCTTCTGGTTGTATCTTGCAGGGATAAGGTCGGTATAAATTAAGAGGGCGGGAAACTGCCCTCTTTAACCTCAAAATTAAATAAGGAAAAAATATTATGGCTACTACAGTAAACGGTTGGACGGTCCCGGTTCCTTCGGATTATAAAGACACAAATCCAAAGGCGGAGCGTCAAAACCTCACAGATTTTATGACAGTTGCGTGTGCCGTTATTGGTACAGACGGCGCTTTATCAATGGATATTGACGACGTTGCGGCTCCATTGGTAATGACCAATATTGTAACCACAGCAGCAACAGTAGGTTGCAGAGCTTTGTTTCATGTTCAAGCGAATGTGGCACTGGGAAGCTATGCCAACGGCCTTAAGGGCTATATGGAATTTACCGGGACTTCCGGTAGCACGACAGGTCTTGCAAGTGGTGTGTGTGCTGAATTGAAGACTCCAAACAGGACTCTTCCGAGTGGCGCATATTATCCTTTAGAGATTGAACATGTCGCGGGCGGGACTTCTGTAGTATCCAACGGATCAGGTTCAAGGGTTGGATTTATCTATATGCAGAATACTACCGATCTTGACGGCGATTTTGACGATAACGGGTTTTTCATGACTATTGCCGGTCTAACCGCCGGGGCTGGTCACATGCTGAGCGCTCAGAGCATTACCTTAAAGGCGCAAGTTGGCCTTGCCGGGGCTGAAGCTACGAAATATCTGTTAATGTCCTCAGCAGAGAACAATTTGACTATCGCCACCACAAGCGGAACTTCAATTGAAGTCGGTAATTGTACGACCGGAATGGATGTTGCGGGAACATATACAACCGGTATTTTGGTTAGTGGAGCAGGAACTGACGGTATTAAAATTACCGGTGCTTGTACAAGCGCACAATTGGAAATTTCCGGAACTGATATACTGGCTTCTGGAGAACAGGCGATTTACATAAACTGTCCCGCAGAAACAACCGCAACTAATGGAATTCGGGGTACTGTAAAATCAACGGTTGCAACAGGTGATATTTCCGGAATAAGATTTAAGGCAGAAACATTGAGAGGTACATCTGGCGGGCCAACTATTAGGTGTATTAGGGGGCAAGCAGTTGCAGACACAGCAAGTATGTTCGCAGTATTGCTTTGCGGAGGACAATTTGAAGCAAGCTATGCGGGTGGAACTACGACAGCGACAGAAGTATTCGGAGTGATTTCTCGTATCTCGCAAGGTGCGGGGTTGAATGCTACGAATGTCGCAGGGGTAAACATAGATATGCAGACTCGTTCTGACGAAACAATTACTTGTCATACCGGCTTAAGAATACGAAATGAAGCCGTTGGCGGTAATGGTTTATGTCTTGCACAAGGGGCTATTTACATTACAGAAGCATCCCTGGGCGGGGGTGCGGTCGGGTATGAATGCTTGATTGATGCAAGCACGTCTACACTTACAGACCAGACCGGAAATGTAGTCAATTTAATAAAATTTAAGGATGCCGGTGGAACTGCAAGGGTGTTGCAATTTGATAGTGATTCAAATACCGTTGTTAGTGTAACCACATTATAAGCGTTAACCTAAACGGGGCTACCGTAACCCTACAGTAGCCCCTTTTTATGAAAGGCTAATCATGGCAGAATTACCACTTGAAATATTTAACAAAGGCGTGGATGAACTAACTGATGCCATTGAAGAAATCACGGAAGATGATAATGGCGTTGATATTCAGGCCAAAGTATGTTTTGGTTCAGCATGTACGCACATATTCACGTATATAAAAATCGCTCAGAAAGTGCTTGAGGAAAACCAGCACGCGCATGAAGTACCGGAATAACCAATAAGAGGTATATATGACAAGAAAAAAAGTTACAAAAAAAATTTATAAGGCTCCTGAGAAAAAGCCTTTATCCCGTGAGGAAAAACTGACGGTTGGAAAGCCAAGGCGTGATGACATTATACACGTAAAGGACAGAAAAGGCGGATCACATAGGATACACGAAAGTGATTGGCCTCTCTGGGAAAAAGCCGGATATATAAAATAATGCTAAAATATACCGTGGATTATCGCAGTTTCGAAAACGCTTTGAGTAGGTTTCCTGCAATCTTTCAAAAGGAAAGCAGGGTAACTATCAAAGATCAATTAACCAAAGTACAGAAACGAGCAGCTATAATCCATAGGTATACTACGCGATCCGGGGCCTTATCAAAGGCATTCGAATTGTTAATGAAGGGTGCTTTTATCGGCGAACTTATTCTATCAAAAACCGTTTCCAATGCGCCTTATTCTTACGCAATACACGAAGGACGCAAAGATTGGAAAAATTACAGACCGGATAGATTCTTAATAAATTCCTTCAATCATTTAAGAAATGACATTGAATCAGCCTTACATAAAGTCGTTTCAAATTCCATCAGAAAAGCGGGCTTAAGATGACGGCGAAAACATTAAAGAAAAAATATCCTGATTATTGGAATTATGTTGAACAGAACGTGATTGATGATATGCAGACAATGACCAGCATTGTTCATATTAATGACGTTAAAATGATTGCTCACAATGCAGCTTTTTTCGCAACTGTTGAATATAATAGCAGAAAAAAGGCAGGCTTAAGATGAGTTATATCGAAACAACTGACATTACAGACACAATAGTTGTCGGGTTCGACATAGACGATTATATAACCGAGTCCGATGCTGCGGTAAATGACTTGGCCGAGCGTAAAGGTGTGAGGGATTCGGATGATATTGAAACGGATTCTTTGCACTTCAAAATTAAACGCTATGCCATTGTCTACGTTATTATGCGGGTGTGTCAAGATAAGATGGGTACAAATAACACGGACCTGCCTGTTGAAATCGAAAAATACGCTGTGAAATATGAGATATACAGAAAAGAACTCGCGTCAATCGACAAACAGATTACCTATGAAATGATTACTGGGGAAGTCAATGAGATACGCGACCGCACCACTTCAAGCAGAGCAATAAGGGGCTAATATGGCGGCAATACTAACCACTATCGAGGCAGCAATGGCAGCCGCTATTGAGGGCATGACTAAAGTGGGTGGCTATAACTACGATTGGGGTTCAGTTAATCAGCCTGATATGGCAAAGCGGACGTATCCGAGCGCCTTGATATTGCTTGGCGATCCTGACGGGGCAGAAACGGCAGTAGAGAACCTTGACGAAGTCGGCAGCGGAGCAGGACAGCAACTCTATCATCAACGGGCATTATTCACAATAATAGTTCAAGGCGAAATAACTTCAGAAACTACAAACCCTAATTATTCAATAAATCCAGTACACGTAAAAGCGTTGGATGATTTGCTTGAATTGTTCGGTACTAATTTTGCAATCGGCGATACTTGCGATAAAATAATGTTCCGCACTATGAGGAGGAACCTAAAACGATCAGGCGATATATTTAAGCCTGGCGAAATGCCAACCGCCTGGGATGTGTATTATCAGCAAGACCGCACAAATCCTGAGCAGATAGGATAAAATTATGTCAATAGTAAAACCAACTGAAACCAGAGTTGTTGACGGTGTGATTTACAGAGGTGGACAGGAAGCCCCGGACGACAAGAAAGAAAAAATTATAAAGAGAAAGGCGGTAAATGATGGCAGCGATAATGTCAGACCTGAGAATATTAATAGGGAAAGTTGAGGACACAGCCGGGGATGTACAAGCCCCAGAAGCCGCCGATTTTGATTGTCGGTGTTACAATATTGAGGTTGCGCCGGTCATTGAAATGGATGACGAAAATGCCAAATTCGCAACCGGCGATCATGGAGAAAGCGAAAGTATTGCAGGCGCAAAGTCGGCAACTATCTCATTTTCGACTCGCATGACCTACGGCGGGACGGTAGTCACAAAGCCGTTGTGGCACAAGTTTGCCGAATCCTGCGGGTGTGTGGGTGTTGCGGTTAGTACGACCGGCTATAAACTTGAGCCGCTTGCATCTGCGGACGGCACTTCTATGACTCTTGTGGTTATGGATATTTTTCGTGGCGCGACTCCTGCGGCAATAGGTTACACTTTTAAGGGCTGCATGGGTAATATGATTTTTAGTTGTGAAGGTATCGGTAAACCCTGGATGGCAAATTTTGTATTTACCGGGTGCGTTCATTCTGTCGCTGATGTTGCCAATGGTGACATATTGGCGTTGACTTCTCCGCAGACTGTATCCGGTGAAAAAATGCTTTTAAATACGGTACAGCTTGGCGGCGTAGCGAATCAACAGATAAGTTCCTGGGCGCTGGATGTTGGGAATGAAATCTCACCACATATTGACCAGGTTGAACCAAGCGGATATGAACAGTTTTGTATTACAGCCCGCAGACCGAGATTGTCAGTTAATCCGCTTCAGCAGACTATTGCGATTAATGATATTTACGGCAAATGGGCGGCTGGTACTGAGGGAGTAAGTGAGATTGCCACGGCGGCAGCTTCTCCACATTTTACGCTTGAAATGCCTGTGTCTCAGCCTTTAACTGCTCCAATGGCGAGTCGTGAAGGCCTGGGAAATTGGGATATTAATTATAAACAGCAACGCAATGGCTCGGTAAACTCTGATCTCGCCGATGAATGCGGATGGGGACTTTTACAGGGAGCCAGAGCAGAATAACAGAAAGGACAGGGCAAAATGGAAGAAAGAATATTAACAGATGAAATGCGGGAAAAGTTGCTTGGCGACTTGCCTTTTTCCGCATCCGCGACAATGGAGTACATACCGAAGCATTTTTCAAAAAAGGATGAGTCGGACAAAGACATAATCCCAAAAGAATTTCAGGCGGTATTTGCACTGCGGGGAATGACTAAGCCCGAAAAAAAGGAAGCCAAAAAATATATAACCCATATTAAAGACAAAGGGGAAAAAACCGCTGACGGCATTATTGAGATTACACGAAAATGTATAATGGAGTGGAAAAATGTGTTTGATCTGGGTACAAAAAAAGAGATTGAATACAAAGCAGACCCGGAAGGTGGAGCGGACAAAGAAATGTTTGACAGGCTACCAGAGGCGGTAATAAGTGACCTGTTCATCTATCTGTCTAAAATATCCGGACTGTTAGATACGACTATGTTAGGTTTAAAATCTTAGCCGGTATTCATGCAGGCATACTACCATTTAAGTGTTCGATATGCCTTAGTGACCCTGATTCAGAAGAGTACAATAGAGAGCAATGGGGCTGTGAAATACCCACACAAATACCGGTCTGGGAAGATGAGGAAGACACGTTTTACAATTGCCCGGTTAAATTTATTTCTCCGGCGATAGCGGATTGGTACGATGAACACTCATATTATGAAGCATATCATATAGCACCTGCTTACGAAAAACAGAGTGCGCGATTTATCGAGGCTACCAATTATTACAAATCTGAGTTGAATAAATATCTTGGAATGAAGAACAGGCCACGGGACAGAACCGGTGAAGCGTTATCAGCATTAAAGGCGGCTTACGATGGAAGAGATAAAAGTACGGGCACTGATTCAGGATGAAATAAGCGGGAAAATGCGGAAAATTGCATCCGGTACTAAACAGAATTTCGGTACTATGCAAAAAGCAGCCGGTGGAGTCACTGCCGGAATGAAAAAACTTGCCCTTGCAGCCGGAGGGCTTTTTGTGTTTGCTAAGGTTATCGGTTATGCAAAAGAATCTATTAAATTATATGATATTCAGGCAAAGGCAGAAGCACAATTAGCCGTATCGCTGGGATACACCTCAAAAGCGTTATTAGAAAAAGCGTCAGCACTTCAGAAAGTTACATTATTTGGGGACGAAGAAACTATAGCGGCAATGGCTGCTATAGCCGTTTATGATATTGAGGAAGAAAAAATAGCTGCTATAATTCCGCTTGTGCAGGATTTGGCAACTGCACAAGGAATGGATTTGGTAACAGCCGCGCAAATGGTCGGGAAAACACTCGGAACATCAACGGACGCATTAGCCAGATATATAGGTAAAACTGAGGGGGCCGCTGGAAGCACAGAACAATTTACCAATTTGC